AAGCAAAGCAAATCCCCCTTGCGTGAGCATTGGTGCTGTAGTGTGGGTGGGTAATGTGCATCATCAACCCATTGAGCGGGAGATTATTAAGTCTATCGCCATTAGGGCGGTAAAAGCCGCTGTAGGTATAGCCATTAGCCTTGGTGTAGTCGATGGTCTTCAAAAATGCCTCGCCACCAACCTTATCTAGCTTGATGCCGTTAAGGTCATACACTGCCTTACTTGTGGCTACGGTGTCTTCACTTTCACTGTCGGTGGCACTGGATTTTTGATTGGTACGAATAAATTCGTTAATTTCATCCAGATCGATTGCCCAGCGTTTCCATTTATCTGTATCAGCGGTATTAGGTGGGCTATTTTTGTTTTGCATTAAGGCTCGATAGGTTTTGCCTTGATGTTGTACATATGCTCCTTTCGGGTAATCTAAGGTTGCTGACCATTCAGGCAAGCCTCGTTGTAAATGGTAAAGTAGATTTTCGTCAATGCGTTTGAACAGGAAGTTAAACCATTCCATAGGCGGAATACCTTCTGTTTGTTCAAAAGTGATCCCCCATCCTCTTAACATATCAGGAAAGTTATCGATCTCATTTCGTTTAGCTTGGCTTGCGAAGATCTGTTCGTCAGGTTTATTGGCAATGCTCATTGCTTTACTCCGTTAATTGATAGTGAAATTTTACGCCCGCTTGTCTTGGGAGGATGTCTAAATGCTCAATGGCAAACTTCTTAAAATCCGTCATTTTATGTCGTGGAATATCAATGGATACGCTCATATCATAGTTATCCATAACCTGACATTTCACCCCAAAAACAAACTGGCACGCGTCGATAAGGTTCGCTACCGTGCCAGTTTGATAATTTCTTAAAATTCGGCATTTAATTAAAAAGCGGTAATCGTCATCGCTAAGCCTCACCGCGTCTCTTAACGGGTCACGCTTGCGGTACCACTGTCCGCCCCCTTGCCATCTTCGTTTAAACGGCATTGCCAAAGGCGAACCACGAAAGCCAAAAAACTTACGCAACTGGTAGCCATTAATCACGCGAGGTTGCCCTACGTGTTTACCAACCAAGTCAAGATTAGCTCCCGTTGCCGTTTCAATGTCCAGCACCTCAGGCAAGCGTGATAAATCGACAAATCCTTGAGCAATCTCTTGTTCAAAAAGCTTGATGGTGGCAAGGGCTTTAGGTTTATGGCGATATTGCCAGATGAGTAATTTGTGATAGTGCATTATTCCACCTCAATAGTGATGTCTGAGGATAAAATGCGGGCAATTTCTCGTGGCTGAATAGGGATGTTTTCTGCCTGTTTTGTTTGCCCTTTACGAGCGATTTTGAGGGATTTTACCCAGAACCCGCCGATAGTGTTAATCGGTGAATAAAGCCTTGATAGCGAGATGGATTGCCCGATAGCAAAGGTTAATGCAGATAGTACCTTTTTAATCCCCTCTTTATCTATTTCAGTGAAGTCCTCGTAGCGTACCGCCGTGATAGCAATTTCAATATCTACCGGCACTGCACGATCGAAATAAACCGTTTGCCTTTCAAACTCAACCGCTGTGTTGCCTTGCAACCCTACCCCCGCTCCTTTATTGTGATAAATCACCTTGGCAATATCGCGATCAAGTCCGCCATCAACAATGACGTTAATACTGTGTGGATTAACGCCTTTCTTGTCTATGGAAGCGGTATTATTCTCTAGCACCACAACCTGTTTCACATCATTGAGTTCGCTGATTTTCGCTTCTATTGCCAATACGGAATTTATCGCGTTTCTTGCTCGGCTTAGAAAAAAGCGGTGGCGTAGTTCGGCATCGGTTTCCTCTTCTGTGCCTAGCTGGCTTGTTTCACTTGTTGTGGCAGTGGCGAGACCTAAGGTTACGGTTTCAATCGTTAGCGTTTCACTTTGTGCAACACTAAACGCCCCTAATAATTCACTGCGGAAATCTGCACGGGCAGATCCTTCTTGATTAAGTTGCGTATCTTGCACGAGAACCCATCGCCCTTTTTGTGGATCTGAAACAACTAACCCCGCATAAAGTGTTGTGTAGGGATCGCCGGTTAAAATCACTGAGCGTAAATAGCTGTAACTGGCAGTTCGCCGAATAAGCCCAGCGTAGGCGACACGCTGATCTAGCCACGCCCCACTGGCAACATCAGGATCGAGCTGTTTATAAATCATTTCTGCGAGTTCTTCGATATCCATTCGCATTTGAGCCAATATGCCTATCATTTGCCCATCTGGTGTATCGGGAGCGAGATTAATATTTTGTCCGTAAATAGTACGGAAACCATTTTCTAGCCGTTCCACTAAGGTATCTAACCGCTCAATGGTGATGCCGTTTTCTGTTATTTTTGCCATAGATTATCCTTATTTTCGTGTATCGCGATGCTTTACATTTTTATTTAGCCTTAATAACTCACGCGATGTTCTAGACCGTAGATATCTAAATAATTAATTGAGAGAGTAAGTTTTCTCGTATTGGGGTCAAAACGCGATTGATAATGAGTAATTTGTTTTACCCCTTCGGTTTCAAGCACTTGTTTTTTCACTTGCATTTCTAGCTCACTCAGATCTACCGCCCGCCCCATTTTCTCAATCCAAGGCAAGCCGTGATCTAAGTCTAAAAACCAATCATTTGCGAATGACCAAAGACGGCATTGCACATTTTGTGCTATGCCCTCAGAATGATCGGCATAATTGGCTCTGCCTTGTCCAAAGGTCCAGTCGTGATTGTGATCTAATCGTCGTACTTTTATCATTTTGGCTGTCCTGTTGTTCCCCCACTATCGCCGCTATGGGTGTGAGATTTGCCTGATACCCCGCCTGCAATCACATCAGTTTGTCCCGTCAGCGTTCCTGTTGTTGTGGTGTTGCCTATCTGCTGTGTATTACCATTGTGCGTAATATCGCCCTTAATGGTAATGCTTCCCTCTACCATACGGATAAAGGTGTTACCACTCAATGTTTGAAGCGATAACCCTGCCGCAAAAAAATTTTTAACACATTGCGGTTGCGAACAAATACCTGGAATAAACATCGCGTCAGAGAGATCGTGAAAACGGTGATCTAACGGCTCGCTGGCGTTACCTGATTGCCACCAGCCATCAATACAACGTTCACTAAAAATAGCGATCCCTTCATCACCTGCACGCAACGGAAATGTTATGGCAAAGCCTCCCCCGCGTGGATAGCAGATCGGTACGTCCATTAAAGGAGGAATAGCAATACTTTTCCCATCAACTAACACCTGCTTAATTTGCACCGCAAGGCTCACCGTTTGCTTGGTCGGATGAAAATGTATAACTTTGGCGGGCAATGCCGTATGTAATTGTCGTAAGGTGTTTTGAATTTGAATATCTGTCGCACTTTCAGGTGTTGCGGTTTGATATTGGAAATCAGTCATTTTTTACTTTCCCCTTTCACTTTATTAAACTTGCCGCCAACTACGGTCATTTTGCTTAGCCAATCCCCACCTAGACCGTCGCCATTATGCGAGAGTTTGACAATTTTGTACTCACCATTGAAATATTCGATAATAGACTGCACCTTGACAAGTCCGCCAATTTGCAATGCGGGATTAAGTAAACAAGTCAGCTCCAAACCATCATCGGTTTGTTCTGGCGTACCTATCATCCCCGTTGCTTGGTTTAATAATACCGCCTCATCATTAAGCACCTTGTCATAAGGAAGAAAAAGCAACTTGCCATCTTGAATTGACCAGTTTGCTTTATTATTTTTAGCGATACGATTAAGGATCTCTCGGCTATCACCATTTAATACTCTTGCACGGGGTAATTGACGTTTATTGACGACATCTTGCGTCCCCGCCTCAAGTGCGGGCATATTTTTTTGCACTTCCGCGAGGATTTGTTCATCCGTTGCCCCTGAATTTAACGTGATATTTGAACGCCCTTGCGTGTAGGCTTGATGCCCATCTGCACATTCAAGCTCTAAAATAAAATCAAGTCCTTCACGCTTGATTTTTGCCTTAGTAATATCCCCTTGATAAATCTGACTAATTCGCTGATACCCCACCGATAACCTCACCTTTTTAAACTGTTGGCTTAACAATTGATTGATATGATTACGGTTTAGATTCCATATTTGAATCTGGGCTGGGTTAGGTTTTTCGCTTATGGTCTTATCGATAGAAAAAGCCACTCGCAGTTGGGTGATTGAGAGGATCTCACTGTCGCTGATTAAATCAAGTTTCCATTGCCGTCCGAACTGTTTCATACTTTGCCTCAATAAAAATGACTTAAACATGCTTGTAACATTCAAAACTACACAAGATAAGATACGCCCTGTCTTGTTACGCTGTATTTCAGCGCATTTTATCGGTTACCTACGCTCTAATCGGTATCAAACTAACACTTAACAACATTTATCGGAGAGCACTATGCGCGATCTGGTCTATTCGGTTTCCGTCTTGTGTAAACACAACAAAGACGGGAGCTTTGGTACGGCTGCTGAACGTCATAAATCGCTTAAATCAGCAATGCAAGCAATTTCTGACGCAGGATATGGCATCCGAGACGTTAAACAGTTAAAAGGTAAACACATCAGATTTTTAGTCGAGAAATGGAAATCTGATCCCAATCTCTCAATCGGTACAATAAAAAACAGAATGAGCCATTTACGATGGCTCGCTGAACGGATCGGAAACCCTCGTATCGTAGAACGCTCTAATTCGAGCTATGCCATTAAAAATCGAAAGTACGTAGATAACATACCAATAAAGCTAAAAACCTCTCTATGGAGCGTTTAGACGCATTAACGGATGATTTTGTGAGATACTCTCTTCTGCTTCAACAAGAATTTGGGCTAAGGCGGGAAGAGGCGATTAAATTTCAACCTAAATTCGCTGATCGAAACACTGAAATCTGTCTGAAAGGAAGTTGGTGCAAAGGCGGCAGAGAACGAACAATCCCCATCACATCACAATCTCAACGAGATTTGCTCGATGAAATACACACTTTTTGCCGGCAACGTGGCACAAAATCATTGATACCCACTCATAAAAATTATGAACAACAAATGCGAACTTACGAATACCAAACTGCAAAAGTGGGGGAGTTAAAAAATCACGGTTTGCGCCACGCATACGCACAGAGACGATACGAAACTCTTTCAGGCTTATCTTCCCCTAAGAACGGTGGAAAAACCTCTAGAAAACTCTCTGATGGAGAAAAACAGCGTAATTTGGAGAGTAGGTTGCAGGTAAGCAGTGAGCTGGGACATAATCGAGAAGAAATTACAGCTGTTTATCTTGGACGATAGCAAGGCAAGCTACCGCAGTCGCTTCGTTCCTTTGCTTAATCCCCGTGATTATTACCGATAAACGCTAATAATCACGGGGATTTTTATTTTATGGAGTAAAGCTCTTTCGCTACAGGTATCACTTCTTCAAGGTATTAAATTAATAGTGTTATATATACAAGTTTCTATATAAAATTCAATATCATCTTTACTATAACCTAATAGCTTTCCTATTTTTCTTTCATAATTTGAATTAAAGCAGTTTTTACTCTTTTCTAGTAACAGCGATAGTTTTTTTGCTTTTCTTTTATGCTTTTGTTTATATATTATATAGTAATAAAAAAAATTTTTATTAGAAATATTTATTCTAATTTTTTTTACTTTAAAAAAACCACTCTCCAGATATGGAATAAACCCATCTGGAATATTATAATCAGTATAAAAAAGAGCTAAATTTTTTAAACCTCTTAACATTAAATCTAGCTCTTTTCCTTCATGGGGACCAATTACTCCCATAAAATTTATGGACGTCTAATACCGTTTATTCTAAATCCTTTATTGTAGCAGTTATAGCATACATTAGGAGAATATACCCCTCCATGTTTCGCTCCGCACACTGAGCAGGTATACACGGGTGATCTAGCCCCACCTTTAACCTCAGACATCTCTTTCTGAGATAACACAGTAGCACTGTTATTTTGAGATGACTTGAATAAGGATTGTAGTTCACTGCTACTCGCTAACGAAGCTGATGAAAAAATAATTGCTATTAATAAAATAAAAAATTTCTTCATTACTGTTACTCCTCTTAATTGATTATTCATAGATTTAGTATACTGCTTAGATAGGTGTGAGAATTATCTTGCATAATTTTACGATACATATAGTACACGTTTGTATCTCTAAAGTTAACTATTTTTACGCCGTTTTTTGTTACTTCTAGTAACTCTGAACTAGGGGTTTGCATGATAATAGGTGAATGGGTTGCAATGATGAATTGAGCCCCATCTCTACTTAGGGTTACGATTTTTTCAATAAATTTAAGCTGATTGTTGAGAGATAAGGATGCCTCGGGTTCATCTAATATGTACAGACCATTTTTATGAAATCTATTTGTATATAGTGCATTCATTGATTCGCCATGAGATAACTTATGCAATTCAACTCCCCCATAGTAATATTTTATCTTCTCCCCTCCTGATTCTGGGGTATCTAACCTTTTCATCTCGCTCATAAAGGTATAGAAAGTTTCTGCTCTATAGAAAAATACATCCTTAGGAAATCTAGTTCCTTTTTTTACCACGATATCAGGTACTTGGATGTGTGTATTTTCAGTTGAAAAATTAAAATTTTTTGAACCTCCTTCTGCTGGGCATCCAAGGTGTACGGCTAGAGATTCCATTATAGTCGATTTACCTATTCCATTCTCACCAAAAAAGATTGATATTGGGTTATTAAATTTTATTGGAAATAAATAATCAAGAAAAAATTTATTTTTATTTTTTCTATATATTTCATATATATACATATTTAATTCCTTAGGAAGATTCTATGTTTTTTTTCAATATTATCAATAAACTCTAAGTAATCTTTTTTTTCACTATATAAGTATAAAATATCTCCTTTTTCACCATCCCTTAACATCCATATTTTTTCAAAATCTGATGCTCTTAATGAATAATTACCAATCGCTGGATCTGATATTAATAATTCTTTGTTAATAATACCATTAATGATGACAAAATGATCGTTGTTCAAATTGTTATTTACATACGCAATTACTGGTTGCTTTATATTCAATAACTCCTTTAATGTTAAGGATATTCCAATAGCGTTGATGTTGAATGTTTTTGAAATTTTTGCAAGTTCAAAAAAGGAGGCTTCTTCATTTTTATTTTTCATCTTGGATAAAATGACATCTTCATTAATTTCGCTAAGATGGAATTTATATTTAAGCATCGTAGCAAGAGCCGCTGCTCCACATGAATTGGTTTTTGTTTGCCTAATAACATTAAAATTTTTAAGCTCATTGTATGAGCTTATTTCTTTGGCTAGAAGAGAATCTGATATACATAATAGGAGTATTATATCACAAATCCTTCTCAAGGTTAAGGTAAATTGTAGCACCTGAGTTCCCCGTCGTATTAAAAGAAGTTTCAAAATATAAACGATTTTTCAAATCTAAATTATACGAAATCCCCATTGATAAGAAGTTTTCTATTCCAGATACATTTGTTACTTTTCCATTATATTTTTCACTGCTTCTTAATTGAATCTCTGTAGATAAACTTAAGGATATTTTTTGGTTAACTAAAAAATCCACTCTAGGCTTTATACTTATTTCATTTGATGGTTTAAAATCAAGATTACTGCTTTTTATTTTTGAGAAATATTTTACACCTGTTTTTAAAGATAAAACTATAGGATCTATTGTTTTGTCTATTATATAGTCAAAATAAAAGTTTTTGAATAAATTTGCTCTCTTGCTTATGGCGTCTACTGAAAAATATATAGATTTATTCCAGCCTGATTCAGAATCATTTAATTTAGTGGATAATCCAATATTTATTGTGTCAAACCTTAATTTATTAAATGATTTTTCCTTACCTATTTCTTCACTAGATAAAAATGAGTATTTACTATATGAACCACTAATATTTCCAAGTATGTTAATCTTATTTGTTAAACCATACCTAACCCCTTGTTCAAATGATAAAACTTGATACTTCTCACTTCCGTAAGAGTTATTATAACTTTCTATGTCAAATATATTTCTTCTCAAAAACTCATGACTATTTCTTAAATAGAATGAGGATGATGTCAATAATGTAAATTTTCCATAGCTATCAAATTCATCATTTAAGGTAATAAAATTATATTCACTTGAATAACATAGTATTGGATTTAATATAAATAAAAGTAATGTTTTCTTTTTCATACATATCCTTAATTTTTTAACTAACTCCATAACGTCAAATTACTATAGTTTCTCCCTCCTTGTCAAAAAATAAACAAGTCACATATTCATCAAGCATTCTTACTTGAATTGTTTTTGATCTGACCCCAACCTCTCAACCGGTACAATCAAAAACAGAATGAGCCATTTACGATGGCTTGCTGAACGGATCGGAAACCCTCGTATCGTAGAACGCTCTAATTCGAGCTATACCATTGAAAATCGAAAGTACGTAGATAACAAAAACCTCTCTATGGCGTGTTTAGACGCATTAACGGATGATTTTGTGAGATACTCTCTTCTACTTCAACAAGAATTTGGACTAAGACGAGAGGAGGCGATTAAATTTCAGCCTAAATTTGCTGTTCGAGGAACTAAAATTTGCTTGAAAGGAAGTTGGTGTAAAGGTGGTAGAGAACGAACAATCCCCGTTACATCACAATCTCAACGGAATTTGCTCGATGAAATACACACTTTTTGCCGGCAACGTGGCACAAAATCATTGATACCCACTCATAAAAATTATGAACAACAAATGCGAACTTACGAATACCAAACCGCAAAAGTGGGGGAGTTAAAAAATCACGGTTTGCGCCACGCATACGCACAGAGACGATACGAAACTCTTCCCCTAAGAACGGTGGAAAAACCTCTAGAAAACTCTCTGATGGAGAAAAACAGCGTAATTTGGAGAGTAGATTGCAGGTAAGCAGTGAGCTGGGACATAACCGAGAAGAAATTACGGCAGTATGTATTGGTCGCTGACTTAGCTTGTAGCTAACGCCCTACGCCTACGGCTTCGGTTGTTCAACCCTTGTCAAACGTGCAACAAGTTGCCCGCTCGACAAGGGTTTACATAAAACAAAAACCGCCCTTTTAGGCGGTTTTATGCTAAAATCATTCTCGCACTATGGCGGCGGCGGCTCGCACTACCGCTAATAGTGTGAGCCTAGCCGCTTAGCCTTGTAGTGCTAAGGAGGTGATTTATGTGAAAGTATCAGAATTATTCCTGATAGTAACGCTAGTTTTACTAGCTGTTACGGCTAGCTTAAAAGCACTCGCAATGCTTAATTTGCTAGTTTACTTGTTAAATAGATTAGCCTAACGGCTAGGAAGGGGGTAGGGTTGCAACCTGCCCCCGACCTAATTCCATTGTATGCCCGATCACCTTACTTTTCAAGTTTAACCAGTTCACAACCAGCAATCTTATAGCCACGCTGTCTAAGCTCATCAGCGAAGGTGTTTTTACTGCCTAATTTTGATTTGTGGCTTTGGTTTACCGCAAAAAAATCCAGTAGTAAAGCAAATCTTCATTCGGTACGTCTTCAATATTTGAATAGAAATCTTCAAGGATTTTCAGGCAATCTCTTGCGTAATTGCCGTATTTAGCTGAACTCATTTTAGGATCGATACGATCTAACTTCACAAACTTGCCGTACTTGTTTTTATGTGGGAATTTTGGGCGTTTTTTACGGTTTTTCGTATGTAATGCTAAATTCAATGCCAACAATTTTTCGCCCTTTTTTTATTGGCTCATACTTAGCAAAGAGATCTGATTTTTCGTTAATCTCAGACAAAGCAGGAAGTAAAACCCACTGATTAAGATTGTTATAGCGTTCATATTTATCTTCCAACTGTAACCACTTTTTCAAATCTTCCACTGAAATATAGCGATCACCCAATCGCTTATACTGCGTAAATAACTCATACAAGCGAATTGCGTGAACACTGGAAAAGCCAGAGATATGATTTAACTGATATTGCGTAAATTGCCCTTTCAACTGCGTTAAATAAGGCATAATTTCATTAGTTAAGGCTATTTTAAATCGCCCCTCTTTCTTGAAATACGTTTGAGACGACACCCATCTAAATTTAGTAACGTGCCTTTCATCTTCCGTCTTTACCCAACGTTCAGATATACGCTCAATCGCTGATTTTATTTGTGTGTACGCCCTATCTGCGTTCACATCAGGGAATTGATTTATAATCTGATAAATAGCTGACAACGATTGGCTAAATCCTCAACAGTAGTTGGATCTAAATGTGTTTTGCTTAACTCCATTAGCCAAAACTGATAGGGTTGTGATGTGCGGTGCAATAATGGCACACCAATAGCGAGTGCCATCCCTTCACAGATTGTGCGTTGGTTGATCGGCTCGCTTACGTCCATCACCCAGCATTGCCCAATACTGTTATAACGTAATGTCAGTTTAATTTTCACCCCGTTAAAATCAAATACTTGCTCTTGATAAGGGGCGTTTGTAATTGGAAGTTGATACCACATCGTTTAACTCCGCAAATTATTCAGCCAAGATTTTATCTTTTCAGCCGCTTTAGGTTGAGTGATTCCTTGATTGACTTTACTCGCAGATTGCACACTTGCCCGCCCACTTTTTTTATTCCCCATTACTCCCTTTATTGATTTTGTTTCGACAATAAAAATCTCGCGGGCAGTCAGGGTAAATTTAGCCGAACCGTCCGCCGTTTGTTTTACGCTAACTGATTGTAATAGCATATTTTGGTAAAGGTGTAAGCCCGTTTGAATATCAATGGTTTCACCTGACTTTTGACAGGCGATTAAATCCGCATAGCATTTTTTTACTCTGCTGCTATTCGGTGAACTATCAAGCAGATTACCTAACCCAAAATCCGGTAAAAAAGGGGCTAAGGCTCTGACTTGCCCGAAAACTTGCTGAGCCTGAGCAGCCATTCCTAACCCTTGACTAAGTAGTCGCGTTGCTTTACTCAAAGTTTGTGCGGTTTGCATAGCAAAAGGAACAGGTAAAGGCAATTGGTTAAGAAAATCTGTTGCTCCCCGAATGTGAGGAAGCCCCAATTCAGACAATCCTAAACTTTGCTGATCGTGATCGACCATTACCCCTACAATCGTGATTTGTTTAGGTTGCAATACGCTGTGATCCGCAATGCTTGCTCCAGACTCAATCGGATTTTCCGTAATGGATAATTCCGATTGATGGCTCTCTTCTGTTGTCGCATCCAATTTTATATTACCGATCGCACGGTTAGAAATTTGCACAAAATCTAACATAATTATTGCCTTTTTTTATAAATAACTAATATAATACTTATATTACATAACTAACCCTATCATTATCATGAATAAACTCATTTATCGCCCTAAAGCCGTTAAACAATTAAGGAAAATTGCGGATCAATCAATCATTCGTGAAAAATGTAAAACGCTAGTCAATTTCCCGAACTGCAGTAACGTAAAGGCATTAGTAAATCATCAATATGATTACCGACTTAGAGTAGGGCGATATAGAGTATTTTTTAATTTTGGTTCAAATAATGATATTCAAATCGTTTCTATCGAAGAGGTGAAAAAACGCGATGACAACACATACTAATATACAAATCATCAATGACCATAGTGGCGTACCCGCCTTTGTCGTTATCCCTTACCCTCAATATATTGCACAGCAAAAACTTAGCCAAAGAGATATTGATTTATCTGATGCCATACCTAGTGAGGTTGTCGATCTCGCTTTGGATAGAAATTATTCAGCCTTACGTGCTTGGCGTGAATATCTCGGTTTAACTCAAATAGAGATTGCGAAAAGATTAGGAATCACTCAAGCCGCTTATTCTCAACACGAAAAGGCAAAATATTTACGTCCTACAACAAGAAATAAAATCGCTAACGCATTAGGGATCAACCCTGAACAACTTGATTTCTAACTTCACATTGCGAAGCTAGATTGTCCATTTTGAATTGTGCGATTGACTTCATTAGCGATCAATTTTGCGTCTTGTTGAGGGTTTCCTGAGCTTTGCAAGGTAATGTTCGTCGTTACCTTGTTGTTGCTATTTTTTACGCTGTTATCCGCGTTATTCGCAACCGCCCCTGCGGCAGGAAGTGCGGTCGGATTGAGATCGTTTTTCTCCGCCTTATCACCGCCAAACCAGCCACTGAACCACCCTCCGCCTTCTTTGTCAGAAGAGAAAAATCCCTTTACCCCTTCAACAATCGGCTTAATGTAAGTATCGTATTTTTCCGTTACCCAATTAAACGCCGCCTCAAAAGGCTTTTTGATAAAATCAGTGACTTGAGCAAAATTCTCTTTCACATTTTCTACGCTAATTTCTTTGCCGGTAAACAGATCCCAAAGGGTTTTGACGAACGTAAATCCGGCTTTAAACGGAAAGGTGATAATCTCAATCACAGTGTTAAAAATCTCTGAGAGGGAAGACATACTAAACCATTGGGTAAATTGATTCCATTTCGCTTTTACCCATTTGAACGCGAGGCGAAACGGCGAGGTGATAATCTGCCATAAGCCCGATAGTACCGATCCGAGCATTGTTATACTCGCTTTGACTAAATGAACCATAAGGTTAAAGAAATTTTTAGCCACCTTGATCGCCCCGCTTATCATTTTAGTAAAGCCTTGTGCAATCAGATCGCCATCACCGCTAAATATCCCTTGTAGGAAATCCCAAAGCCCACTCAGATAATCCCAAAGCCCTGAAAATAGCTCAATAACATAATGAATGCTTTCTTCCACCCAAGCCTTCATCAGTGCAAATATCGGCTGTAGCTCCTCAAGTTTTTGTTGAATTTTTGCGATAACCTTAATCACAGGCTCCCAGGCTTTGCCAAAATAGCTTTCGCCACCTTGCATATACACAATAAGATCGTCGATTAAGGCGATCAACCCCACTAAAGCGGCACAAATTGCGGTAACGGCGAGTAGCATTGGGTTTGTTGCTAAGGTAATGAGCAATTTCCGATTTAACCAGGCGACGGCCGCCCCGACAAGATAAATGACATTTTTCCAGCCGATAGTTGCCGAAATAACCCGATCTAACGCGTTGATAAAGCCGCTTATAAAGCGAATGACTTTACTCAGTTTATCGACAAATTTCGTCAAGGTGCCTTTAATGAGCTGATTGTTGGTAATAAACCATTGCTTAAATATCGCAATAAGCTCTCGCACGACGGGGGATAGACGAAGCGAAACAAACTCACTCACCCCTTTAATGATTTGCCAGAACTCCGTCATAGCATCTTTAAACGCGGCTGCCTCATCCGCATTTTCAGCCGTACCTAACGAAAGAGCTTCCGCATTTTGCAATGCTGCTTCCATTTGCTCATTGCTTAATCGCAGTGTCTGAATCATTGAGGCATCAATACCGAGTTTAGCTAACATCGCAATTTGCTGTTGTTCGCTCAACCCTTTCATTTTTTGGCGAATCTCTTCCATCATTTCAGAAGCGGTTTTCACATCGCCATTGGCTTTTTTCGCACTCAATCCATAATGCTCGAAGGCTTTCGCACCTAAGCCGACACCATTTGCTGCTTCACCGATCGTGCGAGAAAGCCCCGCAATGGAGGCTTGAGCTGCCTCTGCGGATGAGCCATTGACTTCAGCGACTTTGCCGAGTAGTTGAATTTGTTTCGCTGATTCTCCCGTCACACGTGAAAGCTGAGCGATTTCATCAAGTGCGGTCAAATTTTTATCTAAAAAAACGCCGATCCCCACTGCCATTGCCCCGATTGCCGCCCCGACAACCCCTGCGGCTTTCCCAACGGCTTTGAGTGTACTATCAAATTTTTTTAGTTTTCCTGTATCAGCCTCTACGGCAATTTTCACTAATAACTCACTCAGTAGCATTTTGCTCAGCCTCCAACATTTCTACGACCACCGAATGAAAATCGAGCAAATCGCCTAAGCTATAGACCGTTCTTAAATCGTTTAGGGTGCAAAGGTTTTTCACAATCGGGGTAAAAATAAACCAATCAACTAAGGATTGGCAGGTTTGATGTCGTTTAGTGGATTGATTGAGGGTAGCATATCTTTCAGCAATCCACCCCCACCGATAAAAAAATCCGCAAATTGATATCTCGTCCCGTTTATCAAAACGGGGAATAAATGCCCTCGATATTGATTAAAATGTTTATCGAGCTGATGAGATAAACGATATTGCTGACCGTGTAGATTGGCAACGGTATGATTAAGTACAATCTCTTCAATTGCCTTGATCTCAGGTGAACCTAAATGAGCTAATAATGCCCCTAATACCGATTCACCGATTTTTGTGGTATCTTCGCCAAGCTGAATACCTTGTGCTAATTTCAATGCGTTTTTAAGTGCCGACCACGCCCCCATTGCATTAGCCGGTGTCATTCGGTATTCAACCTCATCTAATTGAAAAACAAACTCTTGCATTGTTATACTCCTTTCTCAAGATTAAGCGTCATTTTTTCAAATTCAATCACCCAAGTTTGAGCGTTATGCCCCGCCCCACGCGTAAAACCGGTTGGGGTGGTGAAATAGCCTTTCGTTGCGGTCACCACATCATCATTAAGTAAATCTCGAATAGATAGGGTCATCGGGCTAAAGGTTTTAATCGCGGATTTTTGTTGGTTAAATAATTTACTTAAATACGCATTGTCCTCAGAATGTTGCTTAATTTTTAGGGTAAGTTTGCCTGACGCATCAGGATTTGCCACAAAAACCCCTGTGCCATTTGCTCCAATTGTCCAGCTCCCCGCATCTTGATTTTGCACCGCACTAATCACATCAGCACCGTCTGCCCAATCACTAATTTCTCTGCCGTCTAACAAAACAATCACTTGTTTTGGATCAAAAACCGCCATAAAGCCTCCTTATCGGTTATAGTTAATAATGACATCAGATTGATGGATTGCCCCCGCTAGCTTCACCGCCGTTTGAATTGGCGTAGCTTTGCGTTGCTCTCGATCGCTATCAGAAAGCGTATCCATTGGAGCGGCCCAAACATAATAGCCTTTTTCGAGATAATCGTTCGTATTGAGATTTCCAAAGCTGTCGCCAGTCCATTGACCGGGTGCAAACGCCCCGTTATTAATCCCCTCTTGGCAAACTTTTTCCACCGCTGAAATTAAAATTGCCTGCCCTTTATCGGTAAGTGGAATTTTGGTTGGGGATTTATATAACCGTGCAAACACTTCTTTTTGTACGGCATCAGTAAACCAATCTAAGATCACAATTTCATCCGCAAATTTACCGCCAATAACGGTTCCCTCAGCTAACATTGCTACATCGTCATAATAGGTATAAAAGTTGATCCCTAATCGTTTCGCTTTATTCGCTTCAGTTAAGGTGACATCATCTGCGGTAATGGTGGGCTGCTGTTTAAATTTGAGTGTGATGGTTGAATTATTCGCGGCAAAATTCATCGCAAGGAGGCGAGCCATTGCGGAAGACGCGGCGTACATATCATCTTTATCGTAAATCGCCAGCGTATGATCTAAGCCGGCATCAAATAATTTTTTATAAATATTGCCTGTAGTAAATTCTAACTGTTCAGAGCGGATCACATTTGCCCCAAATAATTTTGTATTGGCTTGTGCGTATTTTGCTGCGGTTTCTACCTGTTCATCGGTTAATTGTGCGGCGAATAAGAAACCATAGAAATTATTATTGACCTCCGCAAAATTAAATAAGGCTTCACCGATCGTTTCCGCATTGAAACTTATCTGATTTTTACCGATAATCTGACTAGCTTGTCCGTTTTCCAGCTTAAGCATTGCTCCGATATAATCGCCATCGCTACTATCGGCAAAAACATAATGAAGTAACGTTGTCTTATCCTCACCTGCCGTTTTCGCACTAAAAATAAAACGGTTACCCGTTTGATCGTAGCTCACTTGAATTTTAAGTGCGGTGAGTTTTTCCTGAATTTTGCTCGCAATCGCGGCAAAATCCGCACATTCACTAAAATTTAACCCCGTTACTTTTTGAATCGTACTGCCTTGCGTAAAGGCAAAACAGCCGTTGGTAATTTTCTTAAAGGCTTCTAGCGTATGGTTAAGGGTGGCACCCCGCAATTCATTTTTGGTCGCCTCAATGGTTTTTGCGTTTTTCTGCCAGCGTCCAATAATTAATTGTTTTGCTCGTGGGCTTTGGGCAAAAAAAGGCAATGCCGCTTTTGCCGTTTCGCTTTCCGTCCCAAAGGCAAGCTCCACCTCACGTTGGCTATTAACGTATAGATAGCGGGTTTTCATATCTGTAAACACATTCCCCGCCTCGGGGGTAAATAATACCACTACGCCAAAATCTTTACGTGAAGCAGATTTTGGCACGGTATTAAGTTGTACATTGACAATATTCGAAATCGATAATGCCATAGCTTATCTCCTTATATTTTTGGTTAATTGCTGATTGGTTGCGACATCAACTTGTGCGATTGCTTCAAGTGGTGTTTCGATAATAATTTGATGAGATAAGGTGAGATCCATCTGCCCGCGTTCTTCATAGCCGCCACCGAGCGTTGCCGTAAGATTGCGTACAGCAGAATAATCAATGATCGCACAGTGCATTGCGTTGAATACGTCAATCATTGCTGAGCTTTGCAGTACACTGCGTAATTTATTGACAAGCGTGATCGCCCCTGTCCCATAGGCTGAAAGGCTAATTGTTGATAAACAGCTCGTGGTGATCCGCTCAGTCTTACCATTAAATGCTCGCCTGCTCTGCCCGATTTCCTCCGTTGAGAGTAAATCAACCGTAACAAAAGCACAGGGGTAACGCTGACCTTTTGGTAGATAACCACTTATCACACTGTGTTCAGGTAATTGTAAAGCCTGTTGAATGGCCTTGCGTAGTTGCACTAAGTCGAGTTGCGAAATAGTGGTAGTAACCATAGTCCCCCCAGTCTGTCGCACTTGTAATACGGTATTTGAAATGACGAAATAGCACTAAATCCCCGCATTTAAGCGGTTCTTGCGTAAAAATTTTCAATGTGGGTAAATAACGCTCCCCCTCAGGAAGTCGTTGAAGATCGTTAGCACTTGCGGGAATAACAATCGCCACCCTCATTTCTTCTGTGAAATCCGTTTCATCTTCGTTAGCAATAAAAACGGTTACCGTTTTACGAAAAAGACTTGAGCGAAATCGCCCTGATTGGTTAATCATCTCACCACTCCTTTAATTGATTGCCCTAAACGCCCCGTATCAATTAAGGGTTTACTTGATTTCTTGCGTTTTATCGTTGAAGGTGCATTTTTCGCCCAATCACCCTGTTCAATGTTTTTCTGAACATCAGCTTGGGCAATTTGAGCGATTTTACTTAACAAATGGTGTGCGTCCTCTCCGTTGTTAATGCCCTCACGATAAAGTGCGGTGTATTTTGCGGTATTTTCTTTCAGCGTTTGCGTTAAAAAAGGACGTGCTGGAATGCGTTTATCCGCTGAACCAAACTCTAAAACAGCCGCTAAAGTCGCAAGATTAAACCCCTCTTCCAACACCGCGTTATCCTCAGCGGGAATACCCACAGCAATATCACGTTTAGCTAACTGTTCCAGTTTTGTTGCCAGTTCTTGGATCGCATTTTCCCCATTCCATTCCACACTCATACCACCATCACCCCTATGCCAACAAGATTGCGTAATCGAAGATACTCCTGTCCATAAGCGGTTAAATGGTAAGCCTCACCGCCGTTAGGCGGTATAGCATAACTTGCCGATAATTCGCCCACACTTTCACTAGCCAATAACGCAATTGGTCCTCCCGCATTTTCACTCACCCTTTTACGCATTGCGATAAAATGAGCCGTTAATGCCAACACACCGCGACAATACAGATGACGCCATTGCCTTTCGTCAATCTCTTGTTTTGCATCCTCAATAAAAAAGCCGATGGTATTATCATCGGCTCGCTCAAATTCAGGATAACGCCCCTTAAAGGCTTCAATGGTTGGCATTTTGCCTCCTAATAGTCAATGTATAATGCAGAATCAGGCTCGAGGAAGGTTACGCCACCAAAAGCCATACGTAATCCTGTTTCATAAGTGACCAAGCCTTTTTCTTTCGCCCCTAATACACTCGGCGACATCGGCACATCAAACACCACATAATTTGGATCGTTAATATAAGCAATCGCCCGTGTTTTACCCGTCGTCACTTGTGTACCAAAATTAGACGGTAACGCTTTAATTGATACCGTTTTCCCCGCAGCCGCACTTAAATTTTTTGTCAAATATTCAAGAGCGGTAATATCGGTTTTATCACGGGTAAGTAACGCAAGATGAGCCAAGTCCATACCGTCAATGGCAAAGACATTCGGCGTATCAATACGGTGTGTTTTTTCCATTCCACGCAAGAAAATCTCTTTGAAGAAGGTAACCGCCTCCTCAAAGCTCATCGTTTTCACCGCTTTTTTAACTGTCGGTGAATAAACCTCCACACCAGAAGCATTTAACAGCCCTTTTAAGCGAGTATCACGCCCGTGTCCCAAAAACGCCACTTTCTGCAAGGTTTGTTGAGCATTTTTGTTTAATGCCATAATTTTTTGCGTATCTACCGCCACATTAAACAATTTAGCACGCTCTAGCTCAATCTGATTATATTGCACGGTTTTGATCCAATCTACAATCGGCGTACGTGCGTGATTAAAGGTGACAGAAACTTGATCAAAGGTCGTGGTGTTATCGCCAACTAAACCACTATCTAAATCCCCTGAAATATCTGCACCAAAGTGGATTTTTTCCGTTATCCCCACGCCACCATTTTGATCGACGTGAACAAATTGAGGAAACACAATTTCAGGGTATTTCGTTTGTGTCATTTGCCCACGCACTTGCGTTAATGCACTAGTTAAATAAGATAATGCCATTTTAATTTACTCCTATAAACGTGTAATTTCTGCTAAATGTTCCGTGGCATTGATGACCACAAAATCGGTGGCAATGGTTTTACCGCTATCTTCAGCTTTATCAATCGTGCCAACCTCTTTATCGCCATTTTTCACCGCTCTTACATAGACCTTATCGCCACGCACAACGCTAACGCCCTTACCAACGGTAACCCAAACACTGTCCCCTTGCGTAATATGCATCACATCGACCAAATCATTGGGCTGAAAATCATCTTTAATTAGCGATCGCACAATCACCCCCGCAATCACATCTGTTAGCGCACTTAATGGCTTAACGCCTCCTGTCGCGTCAATGGCAACAAACAAGCCCGCCTGAATAGGACTTTTGCCTTTAAATTGTTCTGAAGTGGTTTTCGCACTGGCTAATCCGCCTTTACCCACTTCCCCCGCAAATGTACGAGTAGTGCTATTTGCATATGCCATTATTGTTGTCCTCCATAGAGTTTATTAAAATCAATGCCCACCGATTGAGGCTTGCTATCGTTTAAAAATGCCGAGCCTAACTGGTGATCTTGCAATTTCTTACTGATATTTTTTGCCGCTTGATACATCCCCTCAATCGCCTCATCAGAAAGGGCGGTTAAGGTTTCAGCGGGAGCAATACCACTATGAACAATCACTTTTTCTTGAATTTGTCTAACCGTATCACTATCAGCAAAACTCAAATCAGCGGAAATCATTTTTGCATCAGCCAACACAGCGGAACGTTTCTGAGCAGTTACACTCGCCTTAGCCTCATCTTCAAGTTTTTGAATTTTAGCTTTCAATTCCGCATTCTCTTTTACTAGTGCTTCATCTTTCACGTTTCGTTTCTCCTTTTCTTTTTCCTCATCAGAAGCGGCGTTTTTTTCTTTTTTAGCAGACTGTTCTGCGGGTTTTTCAGGTTGATTCTCTCCGCTTTTTTTCTTAGGCATTTCACTGGTTTGCTCATCATCCTCTTCTTCAATTTGCTTTTTCTGCTCATCAGAAAGGCTGATACCAAAAACGCCTAAGATAGAGTCAAGAAGTTTCACTTTTTTGCTCATCGCATTCTCCTCATCGGCTAGCTTAACCGTTCCCCCGCAGCGACCTCTAGCCACAATCGCCACGTGGTTGCCGATCATCGGCGACATCTCATAATCAGCCCCATTGACTTGAGTTTGCGTCAATTTACAGTCATACCCACAAGAAAGCTCTTGAATGCCGTGATCTTGAATAAGGCGAATGGTTTCCTCATCATAAATCCACGCCTCCCCTTTTAGCGTATCTTGATCACGCACGACATTGCGAACTACCCCAACAGAAAGGGCTTTCCAGTTTTTCGCATTTACATTTTCCTTAGGGTGGCCCACCGTAATAGGCACGCCCTCAAAACTTTTTATGGTTTCATTCCCGAATAACGAGCCTTCCGTTCGGGCAACCTTTTTCACCGCTTTTTGATTACCTACATTCAACTCACTATCTAAATAATCAAAAATCCCCACCTTAGACAAGGTAGCCGGCACGACTAAATAACCGTCTTTAGTAAAGGTGCGTGCGGTCTGTGCTTTATCATTAAATCGCATAGCCACTCCTTTTTTAGGCATAAAAAAACCGCACTAAAAAGTGCGGCCTGTTTTGGTTTAATTTTTCCTAATCGCTTGTTTTGGTTTTTTCTAAGCGTTTGATAACTTGCTCCACAGTCAAATCATCATTCATCGAAATACGGCGATAATATTCAATGGCAAAAGGATTAGTCCGTAAATCATTAATCTTACGGGCTATCTCCGCTTTTGTGGGTTTATAGGCTTCTGCTTCGGCAAGTTCACGCTCTGTTTTTTCTGCCCTTTTCTTGTCCATTTCTAGCCAAGCATCAAAATCGGAATAACCTTCAAATTTAGCCAACTCTTTTTGCTGTTCTAACGTTAATCTCATATTTATTCCTCAATAAGTTCAACGAGATAAGTTTTCTTAAACCAACCTTTCTGTTGCACGTTTCTCACATAAAACCTTTTCTTAGTTTGGAATAATACCTCTCTTTCGTGAGGATATAAAGAGATTTGTTCAATATCTCGCCCTGTTTTGCCGTGAATGATAAATTTCACATTTCCCGAAAAGCCTATATTTTGCTCTGTTTTAGACGTGCTTGTAAATTGATATTCCTCCACAATCGCCCCTTGTTGGTAGCGGGCTAGAAAGGCTTTAAGCTCTTTCTTCGACAATTCAATATTGCGATACGTGGTTTTATTATGTACGGGTATCTTCTTCAGTGCGTTATCTAAGGTTTTTGCTAATACTAACTGCTCGGCACTGGCTGTTCCTGTCCTTAACGCTTTATTTAATGGTCGGTGGATTGCCCCCGTATAAGCTATGACTGACATTGCCTCACTACGGGATAAGCGATACGCCGCAATATTCGGCACGATTTTAGTCAAATGCTCAGCAACAAAATTAAATGCGGTTGCTCCGATTAAGCCTTTTAATAACCGATCTTCTTCAAACTGTTGTGTGAGTCCTACCACAAGTTTTTCGCTATCTTTGCCGAAATAAGGTAAAGCAACACAACGGCAGTTTACCTCGTGCGTCGGATGTCCTGTCGGTGGTGGACTCGCCCAGCTAAAAATTTTCCCCTCGTTTTCCGCGTGGCTTTCTCGCACTCGCTCATCACCGGAGGTTGACCAGATATAGTGGGTAATCCCTAACGCCTCCTGCTGTGCTTGGTCAATCGCTCCGTTAAATTTGCTTGATTGATCTCTTGCGATCAGTTTGGCTCTTTTTTCGGTGATATTGCCAATCTCTTTGAGTGATTTAAGTAGATCACGGTTTAATTTGCCATTTAATACGGATTGATGTACTACAGTTTGCACTTTATCCAAATATTGGTTATGAATGGATTTAATCAGTTGTACATTGGCTTGAGCAAGCTGGTTTACCTTATCGTTCACTGTAGGGTTGCTTTGAATATAGCTTTTTAAATCAAGCCCTGTGGCTTGCTGTAGGCGTTGGCTAAAATCGTTATCGTGCTGAGCTTTCGCTCGTTGAGTAAAGCCACCTGCGATACGGCTTGCCATTTCATCAATCTTTTTTTCCCCTAAGCGATTGAGCTTGTCGAGTAATGCAGTGCGATCATCATTAGCAGCATCGTGAAATTGCGACGAAAAAAAAGTGCGGTTATTTTCCACCGCACTTTCAATTTCATCTCGCAACTGCTTCACGAACAGTAACAATTCCCGCTTATACCAGATTTCTGCCCGCCTACTGTTCTTGATCGGCTTGTATCGCTTCAGTTTGATCAGCTTGTTGTTGCGAAGAAGCTCGGGTAAATTCATCAACATCTTGTTGCTCCTCAAGTAACGCAATATCTTCTGCTGAGATATTGGCAAATAACCCATTTTCATTGAGTTCATTCGCCACCTGCACTTCACTCAATACGCCATTTTGAATAAAGATATTCATTGCATTGGCAAAGCTTGTTAAGGCATTCATTTTTTGCTCAAAACTGATTTCTTGAAGGCTCGGAAACTCAAACCACCAATCTTTCGGCTGAAACCCTATCACCATTTGGGCTAATAATGGGTCAAGCCGTTCAAATAATGGTCGTAGTCGGCTTTCTTGCAATGCGTGAATGCTTTCGTGGAAGTTTTGAATATCTTCATCACCACTGGCTAAACCGCTTACGGATTGTCCGAATAATATCGTCACAGGCATATCAGCGGCACCCGCTACGGCATTGCGAAACTCCACTAATAACTCTTTTAATCCCGTAAAGGTTAGCTCTTTTTGTTCATACTCACTTTCACCGTCAATCAATAAGCAGTTTGTAATCGATTTAATATTTTGTATATGGCTCATTGCTTCAGTGATGCTTTCCGCCCCACCTGACGCAAGCTTAACGTTAAGCCCGGATATTTTAAAAATATCCGTCTTGCTCTCAGTGACCAACTCACCAATATTAATACTGAGCATATCAAAGCGTTTAAGCGTAGGGTAAATACCCTCTAAATCAGAAAAACCAAACAACGAATTATCACTTTCACCGCGATACGCTCCCTGCATTAAATATAAACGGGAATGATGCACCTCAATTTGACCGTTGAGGATATAGTAATTATATTTGCCAAAATTAGCAGAAAGGATATCTGTGTTTTTATTGCCTTTTCCTTGTATTAAATTTGGCTTAATCACTAATAAACGTTCAATGACTTGATTTGAGTTTAATGGAGATTGCACGCTCGCATTCGTTAAAATGAGTACACCGCACCCACCGTAAAGGCTTGTTGTAATACAAGCCTCTTTTGTGATTTCTTGCAATTTTAAGCGACGTTCTAGATCGTAAAAGCCATTAAGCTGTTTGGCAGCTAAATCATTCGATTTAATCTCCCGCCATTTACGCGTCATATGCTCCGCTCTTTTTAAGCAGACTTTTTGGGCAATCCAATTTTCCGCCCATAGCGTATCAAGCTCTTTTTGATTATCTGTTAATTTTACAGAGGGCTGATAAGTTGCCTGCTCTTGTCGTCGCCCCAACGCCATTGACATTGAGGTTAAACTATCATTTATACTTGTTGTCATAGTGCGTCCCAAATTGCTATGTTATTCCGAGCTAAACCACTCACCGCCATAACCAAGCTATCTGCAAGATTAGGTGAAGGAATGCCTCGTTTTTTCATTTCTTTTTTACTCTCCACTTTCACACGACCGTTATTGTCATAATCCACGCGAGGTCGAGAAAGCTCAGCGACCAAATAATCCAATTCACTTATCTCACTTGATAGGCTAATTAATTCTTCTGATGGATAGTGATCACCGAACTTAATTGCTCGATAGGTTTTATAAAAACGATCTCTTACCGCCCACCAAGACTGAGCTTTGAGATTGGCAAACATATCTTTATTTTTTTTACCTAAGCTATATTCTCGTTCTGGATATTCCACCGCACCACTGGCATTAAAGCCTATCGCTTGTAATTTACCTTGTTGTAAAGTGCGGTTATAATGTGCTTTAACACCTGCCCCAACACCAATTGAGTCAAAAATAATTTCATCTGCGGCAAATTTAATGGCTTCATCAGCAGTACGATCTGCACTGCTTATCACATCGCCCCCTTTCCAAGAAAAGCAATCCATTACCACCGCACCGTAAACCAAACAATTTGCGTTAGCGTCTTCTCCCTCATCAGCCACATCAAAGCCAGTCACTTTTTTACCCAACGGTTCAAAGCCTAATTGTTTATGTGCATCAATGGCAGCCTCAATCCACACGGGCTTAATGATCACTTTATCGCTATCTGCAACGGGTTCCCCCTCCCAAATATGCCGATAAAGCTCATAATCTTTCGCCTTGCAATCTTCCATTTCTAATCGCAAGGTTTCGGGGAAAAATGGATTGTCTGTAAAATTAACTTTAATCAAC